CAACGGGGCCGGGTGCAGGTTGTTCTGGGTGCAGACCGCCGCAGCGGGCGCCACGGCGCAGAACATCGCGCTCAGCTACAGCAACACGGTGCCAACAGCAGGCAGGACGCTGCCGGTCACAGTTGCCATGACGGCCTCGGCCATCGTGGGCCACATTTCGCACTCCGGTGCTGCGTCAAACAACTACGGCCCCTTCCTGCCTTTGGCCTCGGGAGACACGGGCGTGTCCACCGTCGCAACGGTCACGTTCTCTGCCGCCAACACCGGCACCGGAGCGCTGTGCCTTGCCCGCCCGTTGTTGACGCTGCCACTGACTACCGCGTCCGTCGCTGCCGAGCGGGATCTGCTGAACCAACTGCCAAGCCTTCCTCGGGTGATGGACGGCGCGTGTCTGGTGTGGCTCTACTTCGCGGGCACGGCTACGGCGGCGGCCACCAACTTCTACGGCGCGGTCGAGGTCGGCTGGGGTTGATCGGGCTCATGGCTCTCAAGACAAACACCACGCTCCTGGCGCAGCTACCCCTGCGCCAGATCGGCGGTTCGCCTGGAACTTTCCGTTCCATGTGGGGGCGTGGTGACCGGATGAACCAGTCCGTGGGCCAGGGCATTCCGTCCAAGCTGGCGGGCATCCCCTCCGGGCACTTGGCTCCATCGTCGTGGGTGCTGCCGTACAAGCCGGGGGCGATGTCGTCGTTCACGCAGTGCGTGGTGACGGTCACGCCGGGGCTGCTGAACCTCGCGGCGGGCGTCAACATCAGCGGCGACACGACGGTCACGATTACTGTCAACCCGGCAGACGGGCAACTGATCGTCTCGGCGGTCGGCTCCACGTCGATCACGTTCAACCTTGCGGGTGATCTGGCAGGTGCTCTGTCAGCATCCGGCAACGCAGATATCACGTTCACGGTTAACAACGCCACGCTTGGGGCTATTGTTGATGCTATCGGCGCTGCGCTGGTGCAGTTCTCAAACAGTGCCACGGTCAGGGCGACGGGAAATTTGAGCGGCGACATCACACCGTTCACCGAACTCAGCCCGCAAAATTTAGCGGCGGCGGTATGGGAAACGATTGCCGCAGACTTTAACGACTCAGGGACGATGGGCAACAAGTTGAACCTTGCAGCATCTGGCGGAGTAGACTACGATACGCTTGCGCAAGCTGTGTGGACCTATGTGAGCCGCACGCTAACCTCGGGCAGCAATGACTGCCTGACCCTCCCCCAGTTCCTGGCTCTGAAGGACTGATGATGGCTAAGTCCCCAGCGTGGCAACGCAAGGAAGGCAAGTCCGAGAAGGGCGGGTTAAACGCCAAAGGACGCGCCTCCTACAACAAAGCCAACCCCGGTAAGCCTGGGCTCAAAGCCCCGCAGCCTGAGGGCGGTCCTCGCAAGAAGTCATTCTGCGCCAGGATGTCCGGGATGAAGGCTAAGCTGACCAGCGAGAAGACGGCTAAAGATCCCAATTCACGTATCAACAAAAGCCTGCGGGCGTGGAACTGTTAAGGAGCAATCATGGGTGGTATTACTATTGGCGGTGGTGGTCACACAATTGAAGATCAAATGCGTATGAATAAGCGCTTCAGTGATGAAGCAAACGCTGACCCCGCAGATCGCCCTATGAAAGGCAATCGTCTGTCTCCAAAAGAGCAGCACAAAGCGATTTTGCGAGATATAAAATTTCTTAGAGGTGAAATACCTGAAGAAAAATATGGTCGTATGTTTCCTTTTGGGTCAACCACAGAGTCTAAAAGAAAGCAAGTTGAACAAGATTTGCGTAAAGATTCTGAAGTTGGCAGGTATGCTGTTCCTGGGTACGGAGACGAAGGCCAATTTTTGGCTAAAGGCGGCAAGGTAAAGAGTAAGGCATCTTCTCGTGCTGACGGTTGCGCCCAACGCGGCAAAACAAAAGGTCGTTTTGTTTGAACTACGGGGCTGACATGGAAGCAACAATGCTCTGGAACCTCGTCCTGACCATCTTGATTGGTGCAGTGGCGTTCTTCATGTCTTCCAAATTTCGGGAGCTTGATCGCATATCTATCCTGCTCAACCGCACGCGGGAAGAGATTGCCCGTGACCACATCACGCGTGCCGAGTTCCGGGCAGACATGAAGCAGTTGTTTGAACGCTTCGACTCACTAGAGAAGAAACTGGACAATTTTCGGCAACGGCGAGATGACTGATGCCTGTCCAGTCTGAAAAACAGCGCAGATTTATGTATGCTTCACTTGCAGGCAAGACAGATGTCTCACCCAGCGTAGCGAAGAAGTTTGTTGGTCCCAAAGCACATGCCGAAGGAGGCAGTATGAAAGAGTCCAAGGAAATGATGAAGAAGGAAGTGGCCTTCATGAAGAAGAAGGGCGCTCCGAAGTCGATGGTCAAGCACGAGATGAAAGAAGCCAAGGGCTACGCCAAGGGCGGCGGCATCGAGTCCAAGGGCAAGACCAAGGGCAAGATGGTCAAGATGGCAATGGGCGGCAAAGCCTGCTAAGGAGGCAATATGCCTAACTACCGTACCCCATCGGCCAAAGAGTCTGAAAAGCTGGACCGCGCTCGGGCCATGATGCAGCGTGGCATCGCTGGTGAAAAAGACACTATGTCGCGTTTGATGCCAACAATGCGTAAATCGTCGCGTGATGACATGCGTGCAGCCAAAGCCTTGCGTGAATCGGTGCCTGAGTCGGCGCGTGAGGGCGAGGCGTACAACCAAGCGGGTTACGCCAAGGGCGGCAAAGTGCGTGGCGGTGGCTGTGAGCGGCAGGGCAAGACTAGGGGAAAATTTGTATGAGGCCGAGCCGTGGCATGGGTGACATTCGACCTGAACTGAAGAAGCGCCGTGACAACACTGACTTCCTTCAGGGTGGGAAACGCCATGCCCGCCGTGACAACACCGACTTTACGCAGTACGCCGAAGGTGGTGAGGTCGGGCTCTATGCCAACATCAACGCCAAGCGCAAGCGGATTGCCGCTGGATCGGGTGAAACCATGCGCAAGCCGGGTTCTCCCGGCGCTCCTACTGCCAAAGCCTTCAAGCGTTCTGCGCTGACAGCGAAGTGATTGACACCATGCAAAATTGCCAGTATCATACCCAGACCGAAGTTCAAAAGGGTCTGGCATGTACGGGGTCATCTACAAGGTAACCAACACCGTGAACGGGCACATCTACATTGGGCAGACAAAGACAGCGCTGTATAAGCGTTGGTCTAAGCATTGCTCTGATGCTCGTTCTGGGGCGGGGTGGATTCTTGCTGCCGCCATCCGCAAGCATGGGCGGGAAGCATTTACCGTAGATGTAGTAGAAGAGTGCGCGGACAAAGATGCACTGAACGCTGCTGAGATTGCTTGGATTTTAAAGTTGCAACCCACATACAACTCTTGTGGTGGCGGTGGTGGGCTAGGAGCGCCAACACCTGAAGTGCGAGCTAAAATTTCTGTAGCTGGCCAAGGCAGAAAAGCCAGCCAGCAGGCACGTAAAAATATGTCTGCTGCGCAAAAAGGCCATCCTGTATCAGAAGAAACAAAACGCAAAATCTACGAGGCTACTGCTGGATATAGAGAGCAACTAAAACAGAAGCGGCTGTCACAACCAAAAAAGCGGTATGTTCGAGTGCATAAAACACCATTGCAGGCTTTGTACGATGCGGCAGGTGCTACAACTAAGATTGAAAAAATAGCTTTGGCTGCAAAGCATGGGTTTGAGTCCGGTACACGGAAGCGCCTTGTGGGTGAGTTGAACCCAATGTACGGCAAAGAAAAGCCAGATGAAATTAAGCAGGCGCTTTCGGAAAAGCTATCTGGTAAGAACAATCCTTACTTTGGCAAAGAACATTCAGAAGATACTCGCGCAAAGATGCGGGCTGCGCACGCGGCTCGCCCTCCTGTAACTTGTCCGCATTGTGGTAAAGAGGGGCATCTAAACACCATGAAGCGCTGGCATTTTGATAATTGCAGGAGTAAAACATGACGACTTCCGGAACTACGGTTTTTAATCCAGATCTTAATGAGATTCTGGAGGAAAGTTTTGAACGCTGCGGAGCGGAGGCCAGAACAGGATATGACCTACGTACCGCTAGGAGGTCGTTAAACATTCTCCTTGCATCGTGGGCAAATTTAGGCATAAATCTTTGGACCGTAGACTCTGGAACAATTAATCTTGTACAGGGTACAAATACGTATAACTTGCCAGATGACACGGTGGATCTTCTGGAACATGTCATTCGAACCGGCGCAGGCAATGTTTCCACGCAAGTTGATTTGACCATTACGCGCATCTCGGTCTCTACGTACTCCAGTATCCCCAACAAATTGCAACAAGCGCGGCCTATCCAAGTGTGGGTTAACCGGCAGGCACCGACGCCTCAAGTTGTTATCTGGCCCACGCCGGATGGGTCACAGCAATATCAGTTTGTCTATTGGAGGCTTCGTAGACTTCAAGATGCTGGCGCAGGCGGGACGTACACTCAAGACATCCCGTTTCGTTTTATACCGCCACTTATCTCTGGCCTTGCGTACTATCTTTCCATGAAAATCCCCGGTGCAATGGAAAGAATGCAAGTACTAAAAGCGCAGTACGATCAAGATCTGGAATTGGCTATGGGCGAGGACCGCGAGAAGGCCGCTGTCCGGTTCGTGCCTCGCCAACAATTCATCTCATGAGCAATCGCTTTGCAAACGGCGCAAAGGCATTCGGTTTCTGCGATGTCTGCGGGTTTCGTTTTGACCTCAAAAAGCTCAAGAATCTCGTAGTCAAAACCAAGCAGACACAGATCAAAGCGTGTCCCCAATGCTGGACCCCAGATCATCCTCAGTTGCAACTCGGGATGTACCCTGTAAGTGACCCCCAGGCCATCCGTGATCCCCGTCCAGATACGAACACTTGGTACTCCTCAGGCCAGACGGTTATTGACACCATTGGTATTGGTAGCCGGGTGATTGAGTGGGGCTGGGCTCCGATAGGTGGGTCCAGTGGTTTTGATGCGCCCCTGACGCCAAATAGCTTGGTCGGGCAGGGATATGTTGGTACAGTCACGGTCAGCACGACCTAAGGAGCGATGATGAAAGATGTTCACAAGCACGAACGTGCGATGCACCCCGGCAAGCCGATGACCAAGCTCGCCAAGGGCGGGAAAGCCTTCAAGAAGGGCGGTCCCACCTCTGAGGACCGTATGCGCTTGGGCAAGAATCTGTCCCGCGCTGCCAACCAGAAGACGGGGTGAGCCATGAGCAAGATCACAAAACTTCCTCCGGCCAAGCAGGCATACCCGCAAGGCCCTGTCAATCCGCGTGACCTGTGCATGGTGGTGGGCAGCATCTCCAAAGAGTCCGCTCCGGGGCCGAAGACCACGGGCATCAAGCAGCGGGGATCTGGTGCCGCTACTCGCGGGTTCATATCTCGCGGGCCTATGGCGTGAGGTACTAATCGTGGCATTGACGTATGCGCAGCTTCAGACTGCCGTTGAGGACAGCACGGAAAATACGTTTTCCGCGACAGACTTTGCGTTTCTGACGAAGCTGGCAGAGCAGCGCATCTACAACTCGGTGCAGCTTCCTAATCTTAGGAAGACATCAAACCTCACGCTGACCATCGGTAATCCGTTACTTGTAGTGCCGACAGACTTCTTGTCTGCGTTTTCCTTTGGGGTTACATCGGGCACTACGTTCAGCTACCTGCTGAACAAAGATGTGAACTTCATGCGGGAGGCTTTCCCGAGTTCAACTACAACGGGGACGCCACAGTACTACGCCCTGTACGGGACGCAGACCGGCACTCCGCTGGTGCAGTCTTTCCTGCTTGGCCCCACGCCCAACGCTGCGCTGACGGCGGAACTGAACTACTTCTACTACCCGGAGAGCATTGTCACTGCATCGACCACATGGTTGGGTAATAACTTTGACTCGGTGCTGTTTAACGCAGTGATGCTGGAAGCTGCCCGGTTCATGAAGCAGGAGCAGGACATCGTTGCGCTGATGGACAAAGAGTACGTGCAGTCACTGACGCTGTTGAAGAACCTGGGCGATGGGAAAGACCGACAAGACAGTTACCGCTCGGGGCAGGTGAGAACGAAGGTGATCTAAATGGCTCTGGTACAAACGCTGTGCTCTTCGTTCAAACAGGAGTCATGGCTGGGTATCCATGATCTGGATACCGATGTCCTGAAGATGGCGCTCTACACGAGCGCCGCTTCTCTTGGTGCAGACACCACGGTTTACACCACAACTAATGAAGTTGTAGGCACAGGCTACACCGCTGG